ATTTCGATGTTAGGTAATTGCATACAACCAACAACACCCTTTTCAGGGTCAAGTTTCAAATACACAAAATTATCACCGTATTTACAAGCATTTCTTGTCCACATCGGTAAATTGGTGTTTATGTCAAGAGCGTTATTGAATAAATCGGTCAATATTGATTTTATTCTTTGTGAATCAGAATAAATTTGAACCATTTGACCATCTTGATTTACTGTTGTAGATTCCTCACCATAGATGTCAAGAGCGGCAGAAATCTCTGGCGTATACTCCATCGATTCAAAGTCATAAAACGATGCTAACCTTGTTGGTTCATAATAAGTGGCCTGAGTATATAAATTATTCTCAATTTTTGTCCACTGATTTGCAAGATAATAAGTTTGTTGTGCTTGTAATTTTTCCTTCTCGTATTCTTGTTTGGAAGTTGTTTTCAACAACTCCTTTTTGTCATATTGATAAGTTGGGTAGTCCTGACCTAATAATGAATAGGGTCCAAATGTTTTGGTCAGTCTTTGCCAAACTGTAAGATTTTGATTATTTTCCATAGAATAAAATTAACTACAACTATAAATAGATAAACAATAGTTTTGTAGTTCTAAATAAATATTATCTCATCCCCCCAAATAACCAATTATATTTCATATAGTCTTCTCTCGATGGCCCTGAATTTAAATTGGGGTCTTGATATCTTGATGGCATGTTTGGTATTTGTGGATTGAATGCCATTGAACGTGAAGGTAAATCATCGTTCTCTACGGTCCAAGAATTTATCATTGCTTTTGTTTGTTCTGTGACTTTTGTAAGTTGACTAAAGGACGCTTCCGCAACATACAAGGCCATTGCAATTGACATAATTAAGTCATCGTGCCCACCTTTTTGGTGGTCAGGTCTTCCGTTGATATAAACAAAACTATTCATTTCGTTCAATAATCTTGAACTTTTTAAATTAAATTCGTGTCTAATTGCTTCTTCAAAGGACGCAATTATCTGAACCCTTTTGGAATTGAAGTTTATACCAGGAATTTTTTCGGCTTGTTTGGGGTCATATTTCCATTTGTTTTGGTAGTCAACACCATCTACATACAAGTTTTTATATCCAAGTTCTTGCATTTTTCTTGATGTAGATACACCCATACCACCGGTAATATCAATTACAACAAATGCAGAATACATATTTGCCCATTTGTAACAAATCTCAGCCATAATGTCGGGAGGTAATTTTCCAACAAATTCAGCGACCTGCTCTCTTGTGTCAAAATCTATAATCTGAAAAGTTGAAAAGTCCTCAGAATCTCCTCTTGATACATCGACACCCATTACATACTTATGACCCATTACAGGCTCATTCCAAATCCAAAGAGAATTCGACATCATTTTGTTTTGGGGTTCTCTGATAAAATTTTCTCTTATTTTTTGTAATACTTTTGAATCAAAAACGTTATCTCCTGAACCCAAAAAATTACATTCCAATTCCTGAGAAACTTTACGTTTGTCATATTTAAGTTTCTTTACCATAGATTCAAACCAAGATGAAGATGGTTTGTATCCAATGGACATATAATGTTTTAGTTTTTCATATTGTTCAGGACTTGTAACATCATAATCATCGATAACTTTTATTAAATCCTGACTGTAATTTTCTTTATTTAAAAAATAATCGATAATATCATCAGTTTGAACTAAATATAAATCTTTAGTATAACGGGGGTCTTTATACCAATACATTTCAGAGATTTTAAAATCATTCATTGCTCTGATAGATTGGTCATAAATTTCATAATAGATTGGGTCGTGACCATTTGGTGTTGAAATAACAATTACTTTACCACCCGTAGATAAAGACGCCATACATGCAGACCAAAAGTCAGCATCGGCTTCAATATAAGCCGCCTCATCGAATATCAATATAGTCGGTGTATAACCACGTAAAGCATCCTTTGATGTTGCAACCGCTTTTACCTCACAACCATTTGTTAATTTATAATGTCTTTGAGAATTTTTTTCTTTCGTGAATCCAACATCAACCCAAGAAGGCCATTGTTCAACAAACCCACGAACTTTATTTGCCATTTCCTGTGCGGTGTCAAGTTTGTTGGCAATAATCAGAATTTTTTCTGGTTTTGTTTTTTTAGCAAATACCAATCTTTTGGATGCCCAAGCGGCGGTTACAGTAGAAACCCCTGCCTGACGATATTTTAATGCAATATTTTCGTTGTAATTTTCGTAATCGTCTAACAGAGAAACTTGGTCAGGAAATAATTCTAAAGGAACATATTTTGACACAGTATTATCATAGGTCTGTAAATATGTGCGAAGTGCGTAAGGGGTATCCTTTACGCACTTCACATATTCTATTAATACTTGTTCTTTTGTGTATGCCATAGATTAAACCATAGTTTCATCATCATCGGTGTCATCGAAATCTTCGTCATCTTCCTCACCGAATTTATCTTTGAGGTATCTCTCTTTCATTTTATTTTCAATTTCGGTAACATAGAAATTCAAAGCTTCTTCAGCCTTTTTTAGATTTCCAGTTCTGATGATTTCGTCCTCATTTTCATCCCACACCAATTTCAACAACTTGAAGAATCTTTTGTAGTTAGAATTTGCAATTGTGTGTATTAAATTAAACAAAATTTCACCTCTAGTACTTTCGTCCTCAAACATCCTAGTAGGTAATAATTTAGTTATTCTGTTAGTCATTATTGGTCCAAACATAAGAGCCCAAGCCTCATTAGGAACAGTATCTGTAGATTGCATTACCAAATTAGCCTGAGTTGGGTCATCTGGAAGTGCAAATGTAGCAGGTACTTTCATAACACCTTTGATTAATTCGTGAAGAAGTATGGGAAACGTCAAACCTCTAGCTTTGATAGTCACTGGGTCTGTTTCATCGTCTATTTCTACTTGACCTACTTGACCCGCGCCCTGTTTTATTAAATTCTTAGTATATTCTTCAGGGTAAATCCAATACAAGTGTTCTAATATGGCCTGAGAAACGCTATATAGTTCTACTAATTCACTATCGTAATTATTTAAAATTTCTGAAATATTGGTAAATATTTTTTCATTCGTTTCAGGGTCAACACCCGTTTCAATAGACCCATACTTATAGTATGACGCATCTTGTAAAGAAAATCCTTGTACTAAAGTATTGATAAACGTTCTTTTTGCGGTTTCTAAGTCAAATGTTTCCATAGCCTGAATGAAATCATCCATATCCGCTTCAGGTTCCTTGGATTTAGAAAACGCTTTTTGAATTTCTTCAACCGATGGTTCTTTGTTTTGTAATCTCATGCCAGCGGCAGGAGGTAGTGGGCCTCCAGTTAATTTCGCATCGAATAAAAATTTATCATCAGAAAGATTGAACATTCTTTTAACAATTTTGACAGCCAAATTCTCCAAACTATTGGTTATACCAGCCTCTTTTTCTTTGATGGTATAAATCATCTCCCCAACATAGTTACTAAGATTACGTAAAACTTCAAGATTCGTACCCTCAATTTTCTCTGTAGAACCTAAAGCGTTTCTAACTTTCTCAACAGAAAGTTTGAATCCTTGGGTTGCCAATTTATCGAGTACATTTTCATCCGTATCTTTGAATGGGCTCATTTTGTGATATTGAGTTCTACGACTCTCAATATCTCTTTGTTTTTGTGGCTCCATCCTTGGACGCCCATCATATTCTACCTCATTTACTGTTCTATATCTATTTGCCATTTTTAATAAAATTCTTTAGTTGATGTAATTAGTAATAAAACCTAACCCTTTTGATTTAGCAATTTGTGAAATCTCTTCCCACGGAAAAAGGTTCTTATTTCCAGCCTGTGGTGCGGGTCTATGTTTAGGTCTATATGGACTATCTTTATCCGGCTTACCAGGTTTAGTTGTTGGTTTGGTTATTGGTTTTGAGGGAGCCGTTTCAGTACCAACAAATTCCCTTAATTTTTTTGCTTGTGGTGCTGGTTTATGTTTTGGTTTGTATGGATTATCCTTATCGGGTTTAGACCTATTAGGTTTTGTCGGAGCATCCTTCTCCCTTGTTTTTTCTTTTTCCTTTGTTTCTGATTCTGAAATCATTTCTAAAAATTCTTTTTTTGTGATTCTTGGTTGCAAATGTCTTTCCAACAAAGATACAATTTTTTCCTCCAAAAACAAATTCACAGGGTCTTTTCCTTCCTTGATAGATTTTTTAACATCCATCACACATCTTTCATATTTTTTCTTATCTTTACGACCAACCTGCGCGGTACATATTGCCCAAGGGTTATATTTTTTCTTTGGAGTTTTTTTCTTACCCTCTTTCATTTCAGATTCCATAGGTGTTACAGAAGTTTTTCCACCTTTTGTTGATACAACAACATTTTTACCTCCCGTTGGTATTTCTGTTTCTGCGTTTGTCGGTATAGTATACGAAGTAACAGTTTTTTGTTGTTTTGTAACCGCAGGGCTTGGTTGTTCGTTTAATTTATTATATAATAATCTTAATTGAGATTCAGTTAAGTTGGCTAATGTTTCTGCTTTGAGTCCCATGTCAATTAATTTAAATGCCAGTTTATTCTTTTTCATAAACAACTTGTTTATCAAATTCTAAAACTATATCTCTTTCATATAGTTTATCTTTTATTTTCCTTTCGTCTTCACCGTATCTGAAAACCAATCTTTTTTCTATGTCAAAATTTATTTCAGAATCGTCACTTTCCCACGCTAATGCTATTACATCATCTAAGGCGTCAATCATAGAGAAAAAATCGGAATCTTGAATTAATGAGAGTTTTATCTCCGCATTTTTCAAGACCCCGACTTTTCGTATAAACTCTATATTGGGGGGTAGAGGATTTCCATTCGATGGTTTCGAATCCCAACTTTCACCCCAAACCTCTTCTTTAACATCTGAAAAGATAAATTCATAAATGTTATCACCTTTATAGTTTGGTCCAAGTCCATTAACATAAATTAGATAACTCATAGAATTGCTCCGTCAGGGGTGATTTTGTATTGTTTACCGTTAACTTCGAAAACCAAATTTTTCTTGTTTGTTTTTCCGACAAATTGAGCTTTTGTATATCTATCCAAGAATTTTGAAGAAATTTGTTCTTGTCTGTATGATTCCGATAAATTTCTTACCTCATTCATAGTTTTTGTTTTTTTTGCTTTTTCAATCAAAAACTTTTCCTTCTTTTTTTCTTGAATAAATTGTTTTTCGTTTTCAGTTTCTACAAAATATGATTTTATAATACTATCAACTTTTGATTCTGAGAAAACTCCATCAAATATGTTAGATACATTGTCAACTTCATCATCCTCCATCATCTCTCCCATATATGACTTCAATCTATTACTGAAATTACTTTTTTTCTTTGGTGTGTCGCTAAAACCTAAATCATATTCTCCGCCAATCATACCCTCGATGTATTCATTAGTTTCTTCTTCACCTAATTCATAGTCATATGATTCTGGTAATTCCTCATCGTCAGTTGGTGGTGGCGGAGCGTCTTCATCATCAGGCATTTCATCTGAAGGTTCTTCATCAGATTCAAATTCAGAATCCTCTAATCTACTGATAATATCTTCCATATCTTCATCTGTAAGAACAGATAAATCCAAAGCC